CGCCAGCCAGGGCCAGCGTGCCCGACAGATTGTCATGCTGGAGCTGGTAATAGATCCCGCCATCCGGCGCGATGAGCGGCATCACGCGGAGCGGATCGAGCACGTACAAGGCGGTCACGACCCCGCGCGCGTCGCGCTCTTTCAACACGTACGCGTTGCCCCACATCAGCTTCGACGTGATCCACTGCTCGACGAATTTTGTGGTGGTTTGGTAGCGGTTCGGCTTGCGGAGGACCGGCGAAAACGCGGGCGAGGTCGTCTCTTCCCACACGTCGTCGTCGTTCTGCTCGACGAGGCGCAGGGTGAGCTTGCCGAGGTCCGCGGCAATGAGGGTGACGCACGCGAACACCGGGAAGTACTGCAGGACCTGGTCGCGGCGGCCTTCGACGTTGACCTGCCAGGCGCCGCTATACGGCTCGCGGACGACGAGGGGATACCAGCCGCCGCCGCTGACTGCGCCCGGGCTGTAGGGCGCCGTCAAGGTCTTCGCGGTCAGCTCGAGCAACCGCCCGAAGAACGGCAGGCGGACCGTGGCCATGTCAGCGTGCCCGCCGCGCTGCGGTAAACGTGAACGACACGGCGTTACTCGCCGCGCCGGTCCCGTTCCGCACCGTGACCGGCACCGTGTCCGGCCCCAGCCAGACCGACATGTCGATCCCGGTCGTCACCTCCGTCGGCGACACCCGTGTGGTCGGCTCGTCGTGGCCGGCAAACGTAATCACTGAGGCGTCGGTGAAGCCGGTGCCCTGGACGTGCAGCGTCAGCGACGGCGATCCGATCGTGACCGTGTTGGGCACGAGGGCCGTCAGCACGGGCGGGAGCGTCCCGGCGCCCGCGTCCGTCCAGCCCGCGATCGAGACGAACCCGATCCCGCGCAGCGTTTCCGCGAGCGCCTTATCGGTGACGGCGTAGGTCTCGCCTTCGGCATGCACGACGCCGTTCTCGGTGTGATACGTCCGCGCGGTCACGTCGATCGAGTCACCGGCCATGTTTCCTCCCCGGCGTGCTGGCCGAGGCGTCGCGCGGGGGCGGCGCCTCGATCACGCGCATCGCAAAGCCGGCCATCTCGAGCTGCTCGACGAGGCGGGCCTCGACGGTGATGGTGTCGCCCGCGCGCGGGTACTGGCCATCCCAGTACCCGTCACGCAGGACCGTCATCGAGACTGTCGTCGTCATAGGGATCGCGCGCTTACGCCGTGTAGGTCGCAGCCGTGTACTGGACGACGCCGGCCCGCGCTTTCTTCCAGTTGATGAACCGCTCGGCGCGCAGGCCGACCAGGTTCATCTGCCACAGCGACGTCAAGAGCGTCGTCGCGACGGGCGGATTGTCGAGCGTCGAATCCATCTGCAGCGAGGCTTCGCGGCTGACGTCGATCGTCACGCCGCCATCGTCGGCGTAGAGGATCGCGCTCGGTTGCACGAGGGCGACCGTGTTGCCGGCCGACTGCGAGGCGATCGCCTTGTAGCCCATGATCATGCCGCCACCCTGCGACATGCCCGGGAAGAGCGGTTGCCCCAACGGGTTGAGCGCGTTGGTCAAGGCCAGCGCGTTGGTCTCGGACAGGATGAGCACGGCCCCGGCGCTCGGGATCAACGCCGCGGCCATCGCATTGGCGAGCGCCTGGATGTCCGTCCGCGCGTTGGCCGGCGACGTGCCCGCCGTCGTGATCGGCGTCACGCCGTTCGTCACGCTGCCAGGGGACACGCCCGCGACGGCGGCCTTCGTCGGATCGATGAACTCGGTATCGAGAAACGCGGCGATGCCCGCGATCATGTCGCGCCGGATGACTTCCTCGGCCGACGGCGTCGAGGTCCGCGCGAGCTCCTCGGTGATGACGATGATGCCGGCGCACTTCAGGATCGACAGCGTGATCGTCCCGAACTGGAGCTTGCCGACCGGCTTCGGCGCGCCCTGGCCGACCCACTGATACGTGCCGCCGCCGGTCTGCGAGGCGACCGAGACGTTGAACGGCACTTTAAAGAACGCGTCGACCTTGCCGAGAATCGTCTGGGGCCGCAGCAGCGCGAGAAAATCCGTCGTCAACGGGGTGATCGGCGCGAGCGGGCCGGCCCAGGTGGCGTCCGTCGTGGTGCCGGCGGCGACCGCGGCCTTAAGCACCAGCTCGACTTCCGGCGTCGAGTCATGCCAGCGTTTCGCGTACTCGACCGCCTGCAGCGTCGAGCCCTTGGAGACGGCGAGCGCCTGCACGTACCGGATGAACGCCGTTGCCGGTGCCAGGTTGCTCTTGACCGAGATGATCGGGATGCCGCCGCGCGACCGGCTGGCCTCTTCGGGCGTCGCCGCGATGATCGGCGTCGCCTTCGCGATGGTCGTCGCCTCGAGCGCACGCAGGCGCACCAGATGCGCGTCGAGCGCCTTGAGTTCGCTGGTCAGGCCGTCGTATTCGTCCGTCTCGGCCTGGTCCAGCGTGGCGCCGGCCTCGGCCGATTTCGTCATGATGGCCGTCATCCGGGCGTGCTTCGCGGCGCGGCTGTTCTCGAAACTCGTGATCTGTTCGTTGATGGTTTTCTGTTCCATGGCTGGCGCGCCCTTGGCGACGCGCACGATTGGGAGCGGGTCCCTGTCGCGGGACGGATGGAGGCCAGACGCGGCCAGGTCGAGCGATTTGATGGTGTGAATCGTGGCGCCCGCGTTCGCCGGCACCGTCACGAGCGAGAGCTCGAGGATCTCCGTGGTCGGAAACCGCAGCCCGGTCGCGGTCTTCGTGGCGGGCTTGAGCGGCCGAAAGCCAATCGAAACGCCCGCGAGCAGGCCGGCCTTGATGCTCTGCCACGCCTCATCGATGCGGTCCCGGAGCACGCCGGCCTCGGTCACCGCCGGCAGTGTCGCCTCGAAGGCCAGCCCCTCGGGGGTCGGCGTCGTGAACGTCACCGATCCGACCGGCTTATGCGTGTCGTGGTGTAGCAGCAGCGGCAGCGGATTTTTGAAACTGATGCCGAGGGGCTCGATCACGTCGCCCATCCGATCGGGCTCGGGGGTCGACGCGATCCCGGTGATCGTGCGGCGCTCGGCGTCCAGCGCCTTGACGGTGAGGAGGGCGTACGCACGGTCCAACATGTGGGGCGTGCGCCCGAGTGTGCGGGAGGGGTGGCTATTTGGAACGTAGAAAGGGTTTGCGCTCGCCGTAGTCGGCGACGTATTCGTTGACGGCTTCGCGGATGATGCCGGCGACGCCCGAGCCGTTGTGACTCGCGACGCGCCGGAGTTCCAGCCGTTGCGCGGCGGTGACTTTGACCGAGATCTGGTGCGTGGCGGGTTCGTCAAACAACGGCGGGCGACCGGGCGCGCGTTTGTCACTCATACGTCACCCCAACACCGCGAATTGATAGGTCGGCGGCGCCGCGGCCGGGATCAGCATCGCCGAGAGCGCCTGCAGAATCGCGTCGATCCCGTCGATCTTGTTCGGCGACTCGGGCCCCTCCTTCTTCGGGAGGATGGAATCGTCGACGCCGCGGGTGACCACCGCATTGCTCGCCATCCACTTCAAACACGGGTTGCCGTCGTGCCGGAACCGCGCATGTTTCACCCGCGCCTCGAGCTCGCGCGCCGGCGGCGTGAACGTCTTGCGCGACTTGTCGAGGATCGCTGCCGGGAAGCCCGCGGCCGCCAGACTCGACACGATCCCGGCCGACCCGTACTGATCGAACCGCAACGCGACGACGTTGAACGTCCGGCACCACGCCAGAATGTCCGCCTCGATGCGCGCGTAGTCGATCATCGTGCCCTCGGTCATCTGGAGGATCCCGGCCTTGGCCCAGCTCGCATACGCGGGCACCGCGCGCGCCCGCTCCACGACGACGTCCCGCGGCAAGTAACACGTGACGAACGCCACGATGTCGGCGCCGTGTTCGAAACACAACGCGACCGCCGCCAGGTCGTCGGTCTGCGCCAGGTCGCCGCCGATCCAACACCGCTGTCCGGCGAACTGCTCGAGCCGCAACGTCTCGTCCGCGCACGCATCCCAGCGCGCCATCGACAACCAGGCTTTGGCGCTCTGCAACCATTCCGAGCAGACCTTGACGCGAAACTCGCCCTCGAGGCCGGGCGTCAACTGCGCATCGGCACAATACGACTGCACCCACTCGCGCGTCGGCGTCACGCCGATCATCGGGTTTGCTTTCTCCCAGACGCGCGCGTCGCGCCAGTCGTCCCCATCATCCAACGTGTAGATATGGCCGAGGAGATGCTCGGCATCGAAGACCTGCTCGAGCACCTTGGTCAGCGTCGTCCGCAGGGCATACCCAACGGAGAGCAGATCGTACCCGGCCGTCGTCGGGCAGAGCATCAGCGGATTCGTCCGCGCCCCTTGCGCCGATTTCAACACGTCATGCAGCGCGAACTTCTGCGCGTGCGACTCGTCGAGCACGATGCAACTGGGGTTCAACCCGTCCTGCGTCGAGGCCTTCGCGTTGACCGGCTTACACGATCCATCGGGCGTCACGATGGCATTCGCGAGCGCCTGGAGGCCCTGGGCGCGCAGCCACGGCGACCGCGCCACCATCCGCTGCGCAATGCCGAAGACGATCCGCGCCTGTGATCCCGTCGAGGCGCCGCACACCACCGAGGCGCCGGCCTCGTGTTCCTTCAGCAGATGGAAGAGGGCGATCCCCGCCATCAGCGTCGACTTCGCCGCCTTCCGTCCGATCTCGAGATACCAGAGCGTGAACCGTCGACGCGCCGGGTGCGCCCGGTGCCGCCACCCGAAGAGGCACGCGACCCAGAAGACCTGGCACGGCTGCAGCGTGATCGTCGGCGTGCTCCACGTCCCCTCGACGTGCGGCAGCTGCTCGAGAAAGGCGCAGGCCTCGGCCGCGTGGGCGTCGCTCCAGACATACGGCCAGGCCGGATCGGTCGCCGCCCGCATGCTGTCGCGGTCCTGGCGCTCGCAGGCCAGGCGCACCCACTGGCAGGCCGGAATCCGGCCGCCCAGGACATCCGCCGCATACTGCCGCGCGACCAGCCCGTAATCGCGCCCGGTGCCCCTGGGCACGGCGATCGAACGCCGGCGCGACCGTCGACTCACCGGCTGCTTACACGCCTCAAACGTCCCGCGACGGGCTTTCTCGGCATCACTCACCCGCGGCCGGCCGCCCAGGCGTTTCTTGGCCTGCTTGGGCGGGCGCGCGGTGGCACGTCGTCGTTTGGTCGGTGGCACTAGAGTCGCCTACTGGAAGTTAATCGACCGTGAAACTTTGCGCACGAAGCGGTTTCCCGACCTCTCGCCGTGGATCCTCAGATACCCCCCCGGTGTCATGGGGATCGGCGGTGCTGGCCGCGGCGCGCTTCCGTCGCAGTTTTCGCATCGCTGCACACCTGACACAGCGCTTGCACGTTGCTGTCGTCGTCGACGCCGCCTTCAGCCAGCGGGATCACGTGGTCGCGTATCGTGGCCACGGCGATCCGGCACTGCACACAGAAGGGGTGCGTTCGGAACAACTGCGCGCGTACCGCTTGCAGGCGGCGGCCACGTACCCGTGTGACCGGCACCCGATGACCCCAGGCAGGCCGACGGTGATCACCACAACCAATCCGGCCACACGTCGCACACACACGCGGGGGGGCAGTCGGCATCAACTCGGCTCGTAATTGGCGGCGAAGAACGCTTCGGTCACCAACCACTGATCCCGATGGTCCAGCGGATTGCGCGCAATCATGTCGCCGACCTGCGGCGATCCGGCCTGCCGATCGACGTCCGCGATCGAGACGCCGACCAGCGATTCGCCCGCCACGTAGGGCCGCATCTCCGCGAGTTGCTTCTTCCGGTACTGCGTGAACTCACCCATGTCGTCGTCCTCCGTCGTCCGCTTCGAGACCCATGAGACCCATGAGACCTATGAGACGCCTGAGACGTCTCGCGGGCGGCGGCGTCCTCTCAACGCAGCAGGATTACCGCGCCACCGGGTCGCTTCCCACGCCCGATGCCCGCCGCCGCCCGCGAAAGCTGGGCGGTCCATCAGGGTTGCTCATCCAGATCGAATAGCGGTAGCTCGCCTTCGTCGCGGGCGGCCTTCCGGAGGCGCAGCATCAACCCGTCGGCCGCCTCTTGTAAGTCCTTGACATGGGCTTTCGCGCGCGTGATGTCGTTCAGCACGAGGGCTAATTGCCGCTCGAGGGCGACCATTTGGCTAAAGCGCCGGGCGGCCCGTTCCTGCGTAATCGTGTGGCTCATGGGGTTACACCAGGAACAGCGTGGCCATCCAGAAGGCCAAGCCCGCGCTTTGCAAATTGACCCGCGGCGGATTCGGCACGCCGAGCGCGCTCAGCACGAAACAGACGAAGGCGAAGACCAGACACACGAGGCGTAGGGACGTCACCATCAAGCCACTCCTTCCGTTCGTTCGACTTCGGCCGCCAGGTCGCGTTGGAGCTCGAGGACCACCAGAATCTTGGCATCGACCTCCTCGATGTCGCGGCTCGCCCGCAGCACCTGGTCGACGAGGTGCTCCCGTTGCTGGAGGTACAGCACGCGCAGGATCTGGTAGTGGGCCAGCAGGTCCCGCAGTTCATCATGCTGGTCGCGTTGCTGGGCGTTCATCGCACCTGTGCCCCAATCACGCGCAGCGCGGCGATCGGATCGTGGACATAGACCAGGGGCCATCCCATCCGCCGCAGTTCTTGCTGCGCCGTTGTCGCCCTGCCCTTGGGCATTTTCGCGTCCATCATGAACAACCGCCCACGGTAGTACGCCAGCAAGTCGAACCGATCGAGCCGTAGCACCAGGGCGCCGACGTGCTCGAGCGCGTCCACAATCGCCGGCTCATTCGCATCGCGCCGCTTCGCCCAGCCCATTTACAGTCGCGTCCCGTCTTGGCGACGACCACCGTTGCCGAATCCCGCCACCGTCATCAGGCCGGGCGCACACGTGCACTCGTAGCCCTTCAGGTTCCCGATGTCCTCGTCAGCCAGCCGGCCGTCGCCGTCGTAGCCGTTGTTGAACTGGTTGGTCGCGATGGTTTCCCAGACCGTGAAGTCGATCGGATGGCCGCGTCCGCTGTCGTCGAGGCCCCACACCCCGCCGGGCGCGAGCCTGTCTAAGCAGTCGGTGCACCTCGCCGCCATCATGCCGGCCGACCACGCGGGATCGCACTGATAGAGCACGCCGTCCACTTTGCCAAAATTCGCGCGCCAGAAGTCGGTGGGCGTCTCGTCGTTCGCCTGCCAGCTGATGTAATGCGGAAAAAAGTGCAACATGATCCGGCACCGCAGCCCGATGAGCGCCGCGTCGTGATCGATCATTGCGCGCACGATCTCGGGCGACCAGTGATTCATTTCCCACGCGGGCGATTCGATTTGCATCGCGCCTTCGCGGAGCAGCCGTTCGATGAGCGCATCAGGCACACGGAGGTCCGGCGGCGTCGGCGTGTAGTATTTGCTCCGCATCAGGTGATGCACGAACAACCCGGCCTCGCGACACCGCACGCTCATCGCGACGTAGGCGTCCTCGCTCAGGCCGGCCTCGAACGAATCTTGCGGCGAGAGCGAGATGTGCGTGTAGCCGTAGCTGCGATACGTTTGCAGAATCCGGTCTTCCCAGGCGCCGTAGCGATCGAGGAAGTAGGTTAAGACCCGATTCTGCGCGGGTCCATTCGCCCCGCCGGCCACCGCCGGCAGCCCGGGGATCGTCAACCCCCACGCATCGCCGCGCCACCAGCGCACGTCGGCTGTGGCCGGTGGTTCGGCGCGCAGCGTCGTGTAGACCGGCAGCGGCGCGCCCGTCTCGGCGTCCGTCGTCTGCACATCGAACGGCGGCAGCGGCGGCCGCACCACGATCACGGGCGGCGGCACTTCCGGCGTCGACGTCAAGAACGGCCAGGCGGTGGCGTAGCTCATGGCGCCTCAAGTGTCGGCGGTGCTGGAACACGCTGGTAGTAGGCTGGCTCGGTGAACATCGCGTGGCACTGGGTGCAAATCTGATGGTCAGGCTTCGTCTGTGAGCGCCTGATCTCCCAACGGTCGCACTGTGGGCACGCCGCGAACACCTCACCTCGTGCCTCCTCTTGGGCGAGGAGACGGAGGTAGTCGGTTGCCAGCGCCGTGGCATCCTCACGAGTGACCAACTCGAACGACCGCGTGCTCACGCAATCTTCCGCCAGCGCCTTCAGGTCTTCCTTCGTCATCGCTTTGTCACTCGTTCGGAATCGTCTCGGTGAACGGCACCAGATACACGTTCCCGGCGCGGCCCAGCGGCGCGAAGATGATCCGATCCGGCCGCTTCAAGCCTCGTTCGTAGGGCCCTTCACTGCCCGGCGCCCGCGTCTCGACCGTGCCGTCGGGCTGCACCGACAGCACCGTGTCCGCGCCGACCGGATAGGTCACCGTGACGAGATCCCCGTCGAGGATGTTGATTTGGTGCGGGCCAATCGCGACGACGTCGAGCATGATCGGCGCGTCCTCGTCGGGGTCCACGCTCCGGGCCTCTGGTGTGGACAGGGCCGCGCGAATCGCGCTCGACAGGATCCGGCCGACGTGCTGGGGCTGGGCGCGGTCATAGGGCACCTTCACCACGACGGCGATCACGGACGGGAGCGGACGACGATCAGGCAGCGGATGCATCAGCCCTCCACCAGCACGGCCGTGAGCCGTCCAGGGATATACTTTTCTGGAATATGGATGCCTACTTTCACGACGCCTTCGAAGGACTGCAGGCGTGTGCGCGCCATCTGATGGCCGCCAGCCAAGAAATCAACCAGGCCGGCGCCGAATTGATCAAGGTCACGACGGCAGCGCTGCACGCCAAGAACGAACACGAGGATCTGCGCGAGTCGGTGGCCCGCCTCGAAGCACTGATCATGGAACAAGGCGCCGAGCTTCGCGCCCTGCGCGATCGACTCGACCATCCCCCGACGTAACCGCGTCATCGCCCGCCCTCTGATCGCTTCGCCATCGTCAGCACCTTCGACACAGCCGCCCCCGTTTCCACCGCCGACGCGCGTTGGCGGATCCGCTCGGCCGCCTCGCGCCGCGTCTTCATCTTCACCGGCAAGGTTTCATCCGCGCGGTCATAGCGCACCCGCGGCGGCACGATCAACGTGTCGATCAGCGCGTCGCCCTTGTGCCAGCGGCCGAACAGTCCCACGTCAGCCCTCCTCGCCGCTCTGGCGTCGCTTGAAATCCAGCGGCAACAATCCGAGACGCGTCAAATCGAGCGGCGGCGGCGGGTCGGCGTACTCGATCGTCGCCGGCAGATCCGGCGGCGCCGGCCCCGCGCACGTCGCGCAGCGATACTTCTTCGCCTTGCAGCTGCCGAAGGTGATCCGCAACAACACCGTGTCCGCGGGAATGTCCGCGCCGCACTGGCCGCAATGCCGCAGCGTGCGATCGCGCATCCAGGTGGTCATGCGCGTTGGCGTCCTTCCTCGCGAGCTCGGGCCGCATAGAGTCGCACCATGAGATCCGCTGCTTCGCCTCGCGAGAGCGGCCGCGCGTCGTCGACGGCTTCAATGTGCCGCGGATTGTTGGGGCGTCGCGCCGGTGTGCCAGGCAGCGGCCGATTGGATTCGATCAGCCGATACGCCGCCGTGATGTCGTCGTTGGTCCACCGGATCTTCAGCCGCGCGCATTCAACCTTCAGGGCCTCGGTCAGGTCGGTCAGGGACTCGAAGGTTTCGCGGGCCAGCAGCACCCTGACGAGCCGTGCCAGCAGCCGCCCTTGCGACTCGAATTTCTTCTGGGTTTCTTGTCGTTCCATGAGAACCATTCGCGTACCCGCGAGGCCCTAATTGCTAATAGAACGAAGCGTTTACGAAGAGAAGAGGATCTAGCTAATTAGCTGGTTCTGTTCTTCGTTCTTAAAGAGAGCACGCCACAAGCACTGCTTAAGCGCAGCTTGAGTTCTGCTTTGAGCACGCCGCCAAGCACCGCCTGAAGCGTGCGTCGTTACACGCTTACGCGTTGCTTGAGCAGCTTGGCCGCCAGCCCGTTCCCGCCTTTGCGCGCGCGGACCACGTTGCGTTCATGGAGGCTGTTGGCCTCGGCCCAGACCGCCAGCTGGGTGTTGTTCACGAGGTAGTCGCCGTCCCGCCGCCAGTACTTTTCGATCTTGGGCCAGCATCGTTTCCACTCCTGTAGGGTGCACCCGATCGCACGGCGAATGGCTTCGTGATCGGCGGGCAGCTTACACTTCCGATTCCACGCCACCGTCAACATTTCCCGATACAGCCCGCGCGCTTCGATCGGCAGCACAAACGCCGACGATCCGATCCACCGATCCGTCCAAAACCATTCCGCGAGTAACTTGTCGCTCATGTCGATGGGTGTCTCGCTAATGCCGGGTGTCGCGCCGCACGTCGGAGAACTGCAAGTCGATCGTCGGTTCCTCGAGCGCCGCGGCCGCGCGCGTGATCGCCTCGGTCGGCCCGCTCTCCGCCGTGATCGCCGCCGTCAGGATGCTGATCTGGTCTTCCACGACGCCGAGGGTCACCATGATCCCGGCGACGCTGGCAACGATCAGGTGCAGCTCGTCGCGCAGCTGCGCCAGGTCGGCCATCATGCGCGTTTGGTGTTCAGTCATCGGCGGTCATCCAGCATCTCGAGCAGCTTCTTCGCTTCCTCGATACGAATGGGGCTGTTCGCGGACGATGCCATCCACGAAATCAATGTGCCGAGTGTTTTTTTCAACGCGGCGACTTCCCGTTTTAACGCCGCGACCTCTGGCGCCTTGGTCATCCGCCGGCTCCTCCAGGCTGCCCGCGCTGCGCGAGCTCGGTGCGGCTGCGCGGACTGAGCCGCGAGCAATACCAGCAGCGCCGCAGGCCGTCCGGCCCTTTCATCGTGAAATCGTGTTGCGCGTGTCCGGTGGCGCAGGGTTCCTCGGGCGTGACGTCCCAGGGGTGCGGCTCGCGCGGGCGATCGGGCGGCACGTTGGGCCGCGCCTGCTGCAGCTGCTGCTGGGCGCGGTCTTCGGCGGCCTGGGCGGCGAGGCGTTCGCGGTGCGCGCTCATGGCTGATCTCCCGGCCGCGTCGACGACTGCACCGCAACCGAATCAGGATCGGTGAAAAACTCCCCGCACCAATCCGTCGCCGCCGTGCCCGGCCACGCGCTCATGGGCCCCTCGTCCGTGAAGTCGACGACGGGCGGCCGCCGGCGGCACTGTCCGAATGCCTCGGTGCCTGGTTGCCAGTACAGGCAGCGACTGCACGACATGACGCGCACGTCGGTGGTGAGGGTCATGGCTCCTCCGTGACGGCGAGGCCGCCGCGCGTGGTCTTGACGTGGGGCGGCACGGTCTCGGCGCCATCGAGCAGGGACGCGCCTTTGCGCGCCGGCTTCTGTGCTTTCGCCTTCGGCGTCCGGCGCGCGAGAATGCCGCGGGCGATCGCCAGGACGGTCTGCGCCTGCTCGAGCGGCGCGCTCTCGAAGAACGCCACCACCACATCGACGGGATCTTTGCGTCGACTCATGCGGCCACCTCGTGATCCACCGACACACCCAGCCGGTGCGCGAAGTCGGCCACCTGGTCGAGATACGCGCTGAATTCGTCCTTCGTCAACGTGGTCGTGGTCGTCAGCGCAGCGAGTTCCACGTCGTCAACGACTTCGCCCTGGGCGTCGTGAATCAGCACCCGGTGCGCGGCCGGCAGAAACCGCTGCTTGAGATACGCGTGCACCTCGAGCGGTGAATAGCCCGTGTGCGCGGCCAGCGGTGCGACGTACCCGGCCCAGTACCGCGCGTTCAGCCCCCGGGATCGGGTCGCGCCTGCCGGCTCAATGCGGACGAGGACTTCGCCATCCGGCCACGCCGCACACGCCCGCGTGAAGGCCTGCTTCTGGCGCAGCTTGAGCTGGCCGCCGCGGACGAAGCCCGAGGCCACATAGGCGCGCGTCGCCATCACGCCTCCACCAGCACGTCGGCCGCGAGCTGCGCCACGTCCTTGTAGTCGCGGTCGCACTCGGTGAGAAACAGCCGCACCAGCAGTTCATAGGCCTTCAAGTCGACGTGCTCGCGGTAGACGCGCACGATCACCAGGCGTAACGCCTCGGGAAAGCGATCATCGAACGACACGAAGTCGCACCACGCCGCGCCGGTCAGCCAAATCTGATGCTGGATCTGCGCGAAGTAGTCCTTCGGCACCGCGTGTGACCGCAGGTACGCCAGGTGCGTCGCCGACTTCGGACACTTGATCTCGACCAGGCCGGTGTAGCCGCCGATCTCCCCGTCGGGCGAGCCGCCGGTGGCGAGCTCGGGGTGCTGCAGGAAGCCGCACGGCTGCACGAGGGCGCCGGTGGCCGCTTCATAGGCGGCGCGCGCGTCGGCTTCCTTGTCGATCCCGCGCTGCATCTCGGCGTTCACGAAGCCGGTGTCCTGGGACATGTTTGTCAAACGCTCACAAACAATTTGCATGCGGAGGTCGCGCCGGGCGGCGGCCTCGCCGGTCTTGATTGTCGCCAGCATGTCGCACGCGCGCGAGGCCGTCAGCTTGCCCACGCGCGCGGCATACCAGGCCGGCGTGCGTTGATCGGGCGTGGCGATGGTGAAGGGAGTCACGCAGCCCTCGAGATGATGACTTCGGCGTTCTTGCGCCGAGTGGCGCCAGCGACGGCCGTCGTATATGTCACAGACACCTGTTCGATACGCGCCCAGGAATAGAGCTCACGCACGAGCGGGTGGTCGTCGTAACTGAGCACCCAGGGCGCCACGCATTGCCGAAGCGCCACAGCGAGTCGACGGTGATCGTCTTCAGACATGCTGCGTTTATAGAGCTGGGCGCCTTTTTCCACATACGGCGGGTCGGCGTAGATGAAGGCGTGCGGCGGCGCCCCAACGATCAGCGTCGAAAAGTCGACTGCCGTGATGCGTACCTTGGCGAACCGATGCAAGAGATGGTGTAAGCGGGCGATCTCCAGGCACAGCCGCGAGGCGTTCCATCGACAGTCGACGTTGAACCGGCTCGACTGGTGCTGCCCACCGATTGGGCCACCAGCCTTGACGCCAAGTCCACTGAAACTGGTTTGATGCAGGACGAGTTTCCGAAACCCGACCTCGAGCGGATCCAGGTCGTGACGCCCGTCTTCATCACGGAACCGATAGAACGTATCAACGGATGGCACGAACGCCCGCACGCAGGCGGCGAGCTCGTCCGGCACGTCGAAGACTGCCTGCCATAAACACCTGACGCCAAAATCGAGATCGTTGATCCAGACGGTGTAGTTACGCGCGCCCATTCGCAGCACGCCGAACCCGACGGCGCAGGCTCCGAAGAACGGCTCCCGATAATCGAGACAGTCAGACCGAAAGAGCCCGTCGCCCATAGTCAGCGCGGCAGGGAATCGACGAATGATGGCGCGGGCAATCTTCGCTTTTGAGCCTGGATACCGGATCATGCACACACCCGAGCCTGGAGTTCGTCGATCAGCCGCGACATCGGCAAGAGCGCCTCGTCTCGGATCTTCAGATTCCAATGACTCGCGTCTCGTATCGGTGACCGTTCAAATCGTTCGCGTCTAGCA